AGCTTGGAGTAGATGGAATCTTACAAGTGCAGCGTGCATTGATCACCATCTACACTGAACAGTTAGCTAAGACGACTAAGTGAGGAGTGATATCATTCATGTTCCGTAAAAAGAAAAAAGAACACGAGATAATGATCAAAGTTAGAGATGGACATTGGGTACATGGAACAATAGAAAGCTTACCTTATGATAATCACAGCATGTTAACAATCTATAATTTAACATTTGGTATGGTTCGTAATATAAACGGTAAATGGGTTAGCTTTGTTTCAATTTCAGATTTGTTCGAAAGACATGGATGCAAAGAGATTTTAATAGAAAGCGATGGTTGTTTATATCAATATGAAAATAAGACTAAACCAAATGAATTAGAAAGAACTCCGCCAAACGTAGAAGAAAAATCTAAAGAGATAAACAATCTCCTTGAAATAAGATTAAAAGATTTAGATTCAGTCCCAGAAGTTTATTACAAAGGCAACGAATTATTTAACGATCGCTTGATAAGCATTGATTATCAATGGGAAACTACAGGAAATTTACCGATAGGGAAGCAGCATATCGAAATAACTGGTTTTGATATTGAAGGACACAAGGTGAACAAGTATCCTTCAAAAGATTCAATTATCCACGACAGAGAGTTTTAAATGATTCCAATAGTAAAAACCAAAGCAGATCGTGCTAGGTTTTATGGATCGACCAAGTGGCGCAATCTAAGGCAGCAAATACTTGAGAGAGATCACTACGAATGCTTATGGTGTAAAGCCGAAGGCAGACTGACCACACAGTATGATTCGATACTAGAAGTCGATCACATAAAAGAGTTAGAAACAAATCCAGAGCTAGCGTTTGATCCAGACAATCTAAGAACGCTATGCAAGGACTGCCACAACAAGCGGCACGATCGGATGAACTATCGTGGCCAATCAAAGAAAAGAAAGTGGGATGATGAATGGTGGTGAGTGACTACCTAAGAAAACAGAATCCCAAAAATGAACAGAAAAGTAAGCCGAAGTGGGGACCAACATACCCCCGGTCGAATTATTTTGGTGTCAAATCCCAATCTAGGGAACCGGTGGGAGGGGTCAACTGTCCAAATTTATGACTAAAATTTTTTTTGCTAGGGGGGGTGAGAGCCTTTGAAGATGTCAGATTTAAAGAAACAGTTGCTGAGACAGATTGACGTAAACGATCAGATGGAACTTGAAAAAGTTGAGAGATACCTTGATTTAGTTAGGCTTTATCGAAAAATGGATAAAGCTGTTAAGCAATACGGACCAATTGTCGAAGGCTTTAACGGCACTCAAACGTATCTTAAAACTAACCCAGCAATCGCTCAAAAAGTTACGATTTCTCGTGCAATTATTGCTCTTGGTAAAGACCTTAACCTTGATGATTTGAACGGTAAAGTAGTCACTGATAATCAAGATGATTACGATGAGAGTGATCTAACATGATTCATCAAAAACACGTTGATTACTATATCGAACAATTCAAATCAGGGAAAATAAAGTTTAACAAAGAGCGAGCAGATTTAATTGAGTATTTAGAACGTGATGTTCTTAGTCGGGATGATGTTTACTTCGATGATGTGATGATTGATAAGTGCATTGCTTATGGTGAGAAATGGTATTTCCCGATGCAGCCATTCCAGAAGTTCTTAATCGCATTTATCTTTTTTTATTTTAAAAAGAATGACCGGAATGTTTACCGCAAGTTCCTTTGGATGTTTGGTCGCGGCGGTGGTAAAAACGGATTGTTATCAGTCGTGCTGAATTTCCTTCAGACTGAAATGCACGGCATCATGGACTACAACGTTTCGATCGTTGCCAATAGTGAGGATCAAGCGAAAACTTCATTCGAAGAGATATACAATACAATCAAGCGGAATAAGACTTTACAAAAAGCTTTCGAATATGGCAAGTCTGTGATCACCAGCAAAAAGACTGGAAGTAAAATAAAATTCCGTACTAGTAATGGCGATACAAAAGATGGATTACGTGATGGAGCAGTAGCGTTTGATGAAATCCATCGATACGAATCGAACAAAGATGTAAAAGTCCATATTAG